TGACGTATTTACTGACTAATGTCAAAGCTGTAACTCGTGCTTTTGAAGATTTTACTGATTGGTTAGGCATTACTGAAAACGCTGCTAAAAGAAATGCAAAGGCTATTGAGGATAATGCAAAAAGAGTTTCGGCTGCTAATAATATGGCAATGGAATCTTCCAAGCGTAGAGCTGATGCGGTTGCTGCAAATTATGACCACGAAATTAAAATGGCTGAAATCAATGGAAAGAATACTACTCAACTTGAAATTGAACGCAGTCAGAATTTATCTCAGAAGGCTCGTGAGCGTTACAACATTGCCTTAAAAGAATACAAAGACTTACAAGGCATCAACAAGGCTTACGCTGTAGAAAGACGGAGAGAGCTAAAAGATATTTTAGAAGCTGAAAAAGCAAGTATTAAGTCAGAAAGATTTGCAAGAGAAGAAGCAAGAGCGCAAGATAAAAAAGATAGAAGTGAAAGCTATAAAGAGCAAAGAGATGAAAAACTTGAACAAGCTCGCAAGCGTTACGAAGATGCAACAAAAGAATTAGCTGAAATACGTGACAAGGAATTAAAGCCAATAGAACTTGAAAAGATAAAAATACGTCAAGAAGGTTTAGGTGTTTTACAAGGTCAACTTAATCAAGAGCTTGAAATGAAACGTCAGGCAAATGAACAAGAGATATTAGAACTTCAAGTTAAAAGTCAACGTGCAGCAAAAATAGCCGAACAAGCAAACTCTTTTCAAATAAAATCAACATTAGACGGATTGTCAGCTATTGCTTCAATTACTGAATTATTTGGTAAAAAGTCAGAGCAGGCTGCTAAACGTGCATTCCAAGTTCAAAAGGCTGCCAACATTGCAACTGCCTTAATTACTACTTATCAAAATGCAACTTCTGCTTACGCTTCGCAGTTTACTCCAGTACCAACTCCTGACTCTCCTATTCGTGGTGGTATTGCAGCAGGTATTGCAGTAGCTGCAGGTTTGGCTAATGTTGCTAAAATTACTCAACAAAAGTTTGAAGGCGGTACAGCTGTATCTGATGGCGGTGGTGGTGGTGGTTCTATTCCATCTATTAGCCCATCTTTTAACGTGGTCGGAAACTCAGGTGTTAATCAGTTAGCTCAACTTCAGCAACAACCAGTTCAGGCATATGTAGTGAGTGGTTCAGTAACTACGGCTCAGAGTTTAGATAGAAACCGAATTGAAAACGCAACATTGTAACAATTAAAAGTTGAATAGATATGCAAGTAATTGAATTAATCATTGACGAAAAAGACGCAGCAAGCGGAATTGATGCCGTGAGTGTAGTCGAATCTCCTGCCATTGAGGAGAACTTTGTAGCACTATCAAAACACGAAGTAGAACTCAAAGAAGTTGACAAAGAGAAGCGTATCTTAATGGGTGCAGCTCTTATCCCTAACAAGAAAATCTATCGTGTAAACGCAAAGAAAGAGGAGTATTACATCTACTTCTCGGAGGACACCGTTCGTCAAGCTATGGAGTTATTCTTCAAGAACGGAAACCAATCTAACGCAACCTATGAACACAAGGATGCAGTCAAAGGAATGACCGTAGTAGAATCTTGGTTGATTGAAGACCCTAAATCGGATAAATCCCAATTATATGGCTTCAGTTTGCCAAAAGGAACGTGGATGATTTCTATGAAGGTTGACAATGATGAGGTATGGAATGACGTCAAAGCTGGCAAAGTCAAAGGCTTTTCTATTGAGGGTTACTTTGCAGATAAATTAGAAATGTCCTTAGAGCAAAACAAGAGAAATGAAATTATTGAACAACTTAAAAACCTACTTAATGAGCAAATTTAAAACACCAAGCAAAGCAAGTCCAAGAGCAGGTAGCAAAAGAGGCTGCCTATGTGAAGACGAAACATACTCAACTAAATGTTGTGATGGGAGTTTACAAGCTCAAGGAATCGGTAAAACGGCTACTGTAAACGAGCCTGCACCTACTCAAACTGAGGTCAGCGGAGTAAGGACTATCGTACGTCAAAACGGATAAAAATAAAACAAATATAAACACCGAAAATTAGATAAGTATGAATACTACAAAATCAGTTTACAATCGTTTGTTCGCAGAGGACAAGGTTGAGTTAGGCAAACATCAGGTTTCTCTTGCTACAACGGATGAGATTGCGTCTCAATTAAAAAGCATTACTCAGGCATTAACAAAATTCAATAAACTTGATGCCACCGTTCAAAAAAACATTAAGCCTTTAAACGATGCGTATAAAGAAATTGTATTAGCTAAAGACTATGCAAAAAAGAAAGAATCAGTTTTAGCAGGGTTAGAAAAAACACTTACTAAACAAGCTAATGATTTAGGAATTGACGTTAAGCAACTTCCTGCTTGGAAAAATCTAATGGATGCGTATTCATTCACAGGTCAAGTTAACGATGCCGTTATGAACTCAATGGATGCAATTAAAACAATTGGTAAATAAAAACAAATGAACGAAAAATCAATCTTAAACAAAGTCCGCACACTTTTAGGTTTAGAAGTGAAGTTGGAAACTATGAAACTCTCAGACGGAGTATCTATGCTTGAAGCAGAAATGTTCGAAGCAGGTCAACCTGTGTTTATCCTAACGGAAGACGAACAACGCATCCCTGTTCCTGTAGGAGAGTACGAGCTTGAGGATATGCGTATCCTTGTAGTTATCGAAGAAGGTGTTATTGCTGAGATTCGTGAAGCTGCAGAAGTGGAAGAAGAAGTAGAAGTAGAAGCCCCTGCCGTAGAGGAAGAAGTTGAAGCTGCTACCGAGACTGCGCCACAAGCTAAAAAAGTTATTGAGTCTATCGTTAAAGAATCTTTCTTTAGCGAAATCGAAGCACTTAAAAAAGAGAACGAAGAATTGAAAGCGAAACTTTCAGCACAAACTACTGAGGTCGCAGAAGAAGTTGCACCAGTAGAATTGAGCGAAGAGCCTAAGCCTATTTCTTTCAATCCTGAAAACACACAAGCTACCGATGTATTCAAGTTTGCTGCTAAAAGAAACGCAACAACTATGGACACGGTATTATCAAGAATTTCTAACATTAAATAATTAAATAAAATGCCAACAACAACTTCAATCACTACTACTTACGCTGGCGAGTTCGCAGGTAAGTACATTGCTGCAGCTTTATTGTCTGCACCAACTCTTGACAAAGGTGGTATCACAATTATGCCTAACGTTAAGTACAAGCAAGTTATCAAGCGTGTTGCTACCGATGGTATCATCAAAAACGCTACTTGTGATTTTGACCCTACGTCTACAATCACTTTAACTGAGCGTATCCTTCAACCTGAGTCTTTCCAAGTTAACTTACAACTTTGTAAAGCTGACTTCCGTTCAGATTGGGATGCTATCCAAATGGGCTACTCTGCATTTGACGTACTTCCTAAGTCTTTCGCTGACTTCCTTATCGCACACGCTGCTGAGAAAGTTGCCGCAGGTATGGAAACTTCAATCTGGTCAGGTGTTAACGCAACTGCTGGAGAGTTTGCAGGTATTATGACTCAGTTGACTACTGACGCATCTCTTCCTGCTGCACAAGAAGTTGCAGGTACAACTGTTGATGCTTCTAACGTTATCGCTGAGCTTGGTAAAATCATTGACGCTTGTCCTGCTGCTCTTTACGGTAAAGAAGATTTGACTCTTTATGTATCTAACAACATTTATCGTGCTTATGTACGTGCATTAGGTGGCTTCGCTGCTTCAGGTGTAGGTGCTAACGGTTACGATAACAAAGGTACAAACCAAGTTCTTGGAGATGTATTCTTTGACGGTGTTCGTGTATTTATGGCTAACGGTCTTGCTTCTAACAAAGCTCTACTTGCTCAAAAATCTAACTTGTACTTTGCAACAGGTCTTTTGAACGATATGAACGAAGTTAAAGTTTTAGATATGGGTGACATCGACGGTTCACAAAACGTACGTGTAATTATGCGCTTTACTGCTGATGCTAAATACGGTTTTGCTTCTGACGTTGTTACTTACGGAATCACAAACTCTGCTAACTAATCTTAGCTTAATTTAAAATAATCGGGGAGGGCGGTAAAAAACTTCCCTCCCTTTTTTTATAACATTTAAAACTTAAAATTATGTCTTGTCAATTAGCTAATGGTAGACTTGAAGTATGTAAAGATGCCGTAGGAGGCATTGATGCAGTTTACTTCATTAACTACGGAGATTACGCTTTTCCTACTGATGTTACTTATTCAGCAGGTACGGATACCATTGACGCAGTTGCTAACGTAACTTCGCTCTACAAATACGAACTTAAAGGAACGAACTCTTTTGAGCAAGTATTTAATTCTTCCCGTGAGAACGGAACTACTTTCGCTGAGCAAACTTTGACTATCACTTTAAAGAAGCAAGATGCTGCTACTCACAAGTCAGTTAAATTGTTAGCTTACGGACGTCCTCACGTTGTAATCAAGAACCGCAACAACCAATTCTTTTTGGCAGGTCTTGAGCACGGAATGGAATTAACTACTGCAAATGCTTCTAACGGTACTGCAATGGGAGATTTAAACGGATACACTTTGACTTTTGTAGGTCAAGAGAAAATTTATGCTAACTTGTTAGACTGTACTTCAGAGGCAGACTTAGCAGGTGGTGCTGGAGATGTTTTTGGTACAGCTACTATTGTAACTGCATAATCGTTTTCTTCATAGCGTGTGAGAAGGGTGGCATTAGCTGCCCTTTTTGCTTTTAAAACAAATCGGCATCGTGTCAGTTACTTTAATATGATTGTACTAACGACATCTACATCAGCTCAGACGTTCTCGTTTATTCCGAGAGACACACCGACTACAATGGTGCTAACTGATGACCAAACAAACACACCAGTAACCGTAGCTATCGCATCGCAAACAACAGGCGATTACGTTAATACGTTGACTGCTATTTTCGCTTTAGAAGAAGGACATTTTTACGATTTGGTTTTGTATAAAAACACGGCAATTGTTTACAAGGATAGAATCTTTTGTACTGACCAAAACATCGTAACATTCTCCGTAAACAACGGACAATACACATCTAACACCACATCAAATACGTTCATAGTTTATGAGTAACAACGTACACGTCTTAAACCTATCAGCATACACTACTCCAGTCATTCAAGAGAGTAAGCGTGATGCGTGGGTTGACTTTGGAGAAGACAATAATTACTATCAATTTCTCTTGGATAGATACACGAACTCCACTACAAACAACGCAATCATTAACAATATCTCACGTCTCGTTTATGGTCGTGGGTTGAGTGCAGTAGATGCTTCTCGCAAGCCTAATGAGTACGCTCAATCAATGGCTCTTTTCAATAAGGATTGTTTGCGTAAAATTGCAATTGACCGCAAGATGTTAGGGCAGTTCGCTATTCAGGTACACTACAACGACAAACACGATAGAATCCTCAAGGCTTTCCATATGCCTGTGAATCTTCTTAGAGCAGAGAAGTGCAATAAAGACGGAGAAATCGAAGCCTACTATTACTCGGATGATTGGACTGACGTAAAGAAATACCCACCTACAAGAATCCCTGCTTACGGATTCTCTAAAGACAAGATTGAGATACTATTCTCAAAGCCTTACGCAGTAGGTATGAAGTATTATGCTTATCCTGACTATCAAGGTGCAGTACCTTACGCACTATTGGAAGAAGAGATAGCTGATTACCTAATTAACGAAGTTCAAAACGGATTCTCAGGTACTAAGGTGGTTAACTTTAACAACGGAGTACCAACTGAAGAACAGCAGTCTATCATTACAAACAAGGTTTTATCTAAATTGACTGGCTCTAAAGGTCAGAAAGTAATCGTTGCGTTCAATGACAATATGGACACAAAAACAACGGTAGACGATTTACCTTTAAATGACGCACCTGAACACTACACCTACTTAAGTGAGGAGTGTATGCGTAAGATTATGCTTGGTCACAACGTTACTTCGCCTTTACTTTTTGGTATTGCAGGAGCTAACGGGTTCTCGTCTAATGCTGATGAATTGCAAAACTCGTTTATCTTGTTCAACAATATGGTGATTAAGCCGCTTCAGGATGAAATACTTGAAGCCTTAGACACTATCTTATCATTTAACGGCATATCCCTTAACTTATTCTTTAAGACGCTTAAACCGCTTGAATTTACGGATTTAGAAAACGCACAAAACACGGAGCAAGTAGCTGAAGAAACAGGTACTGAACTAAGCAAACAAGAATCTTTAGACAATGAAATAGCAAATGCACTTATTGAGTGCGGAGAGATGCCTGACGAAAAGTGGGTATTGATTGATGAGTTTGAAGTTGACTACGACCAAGAAGATGCAATTGATTTAGAGATTGAAAATGCTAACAAATCAAAACAATCTTTGCTATCCAAAGTGTACAATTTTGTAAGTACTGGTACTGCTAATCCAAGAGCAAAATCAGAACAAGATAAAACAGTTGATGGATTTAAGTTTATTACACGTTACCGATACGATGGAGGTATTAAAGACAATACTCGTGAGTTTTGTAAAAAAATGGTAACTGCAAATAAGATTTATCGCAAAGAGGATATTCAGAGAATGAGCAGGGAAGTAGTAAATGCTGGTTGGGGGCCTAAAGGTGCAAACACATACGACATTTTTTTATATAAAGGTGGAGGTGCTTGTCATCATAAATGGATGAGACAAACATTTGTTGCGTTTGAAGAAGGACGTGGCATAGACCCATTAAGTCCTAAGGCAAAAACTATCAGCACCAACAAAGCAGAGAAGGCAGGTTATCGTGTAAGAAATCCTCAGCAAGTTGCTATGCGTCCTATAGATATGCCAAATCAAGGCTTTTTACCAACTAACAAAAGATTTAATTAATGGCAACTGCACTACTCATAACAAGAGACGATTTAGTTAGGTTTACTGCCGTTAATGGCAACGTAGACACGGATAAGTTTATCCAGTTTATTAAAATCGCTCAGGACATTCACATCCAAAACTACTTAGGCACAAAATTACTTCAAAAGATTCAGGCGGATATTATCGCAAATACTCTTGCGGGTAACTACGAGCTGCTTACTGAGACGTATGTAAAGCCAATGCTGATACATTGGGCAATGGTTGAATACTTACCCTTTGCGGCATATACAATCGCTAACAAAGGAGTATATAAGCACTCATCTGAGAACTCTGAAAACGTAGAGAAAAACGAAGTAGACTTTTTGATTGAAAAGGAACGTCAGATTGCTCAGCACTACACGGAAAGATTCATTGATTACATCTGCTTTAACAATGATTTATTCCCTGAATACACTTTAAATACTAACGGAGATATGTATCCTGATACTGCAAACAACTATGTAAGCTGGTATATATGAAAAAACGAACTAAGGTAGGAACTTACAAACCAAAACAAGAGAACATTGAGAAGCTTCGTGTTTTCCTAACTAAAATAAACAAAGATGTCAAATAACATAAGCTGGGGTAAAATCTATGAATCCACTTGGTGGGGAGATTCCGTCAATACTGCTCAGAGTACGTTTGATTACGCTACTGAAACTTTCAATGCTCAATACGAAATGCGAGATAGGATAATTTCAGAGGGCGGAGTTTTGGAATCCACTTATTGTATGTCTTTAACACTTTTAAATTTATCTCAGATATGAGCCTATTAGATACAGCTTCATTAATAGTAACCCCTAACGCTTACAAAGAGGGCAAACTTTATTCCGTTATTCCGTCCGATGGTTCGGGCGATATGTCCGTTGTCAGAGCAACAACTGCAACAAGAGTAAACTCTTCGGGGCTGGTTGAGTTAGTGCCTTATAATTTAGTGCAATATTCGGAGCAGTTAGATAATGCAGCGGTTTGGGTTGCTTATTCGGGAACAACAACAACTGCAAACGCTGCTACTGCTCCTAATGGAACTTTGACTGCTGATAGAATACAAGGAGCAACAGGTGCGTTTAGAGGAGTTAGGCAATCAATTGCATTTCAAGTATCCACTTGCACGTTTTCGGTTTATTTAAAGTCAGCTACGGGAGCAAATCAAAATGCAAGAATTTGGATTGGTGCTACTTCGCAAGTAGTAGCTTTAACTAATGAATGGCAAAGATTTACATTAACAGCAGTACCTACTACTGCAACATTTGATATACAAATAAGTACGGCAATAAGTGCTTCAATAGATGTTTACGCTTGGGGTGCACAACTCGTTGAAGGCTCAACCGCTAAAGACTACCAAAAGACGGAAACAAGGCTTAACATACCACGTCTTGACTACTCAAACGGTACTTGTCCAAGTTTGTTAGTAGAACCGCAAAGGACAAACCTCTTGACTTATAGTTCGTCTTTTGATAACGCTGCTTGGACTCCTCAAAACATTTCTTTAACCACTAATGCCACAACTGCACCCGACGGAACAACAACCGCTGACAAAATCATTCTAAACAATGGAAGTCAAGTTAACCCCGTTGTATATCAGATTTCCGACACAACTGCAAATACACGGACACTTTCGTTTTTTGCTAAAGCATCGGAATACAATATAGCCTTTGGTCGTGTTGGCGGTGCTGCAAGCGCTCCAATAGTTCTTTTTTCTTTAACGGGAAGCGGAAGTATTTTACACAATCAAAATGTATCTGCATACTCTATCGAAGCTCTTGCAAATGGTTGGTATCGTTGTTCAATGACATACGCACACGGAACTGCATTCGCTCCAAATGTAGGGGTTTGTTCTGCTACTTATTCAGTAAGCGCGTCAAATGTAACTTCAACGGGCAACGGAACTTCGGGTATCTTTATTTGGGGCGCACAACTCGAACTTGGAAGCTACCCAACTTCATACATACCTACAACCTCAGCAAGTGTAACACGCAACGCTGACGTAATATCCAAGACGGGTATTAGTTCGCTTATCGGTCAAACGGAGGGGACTTTGTTTTTGGATGTTGTTTTAAAAAATCCATTTACATCAATAAACAGATTATTTTCAATTACAGAGACAGTTTGGAATGTTGGCGGTTCTATTAGAATAGAAGCTGAATCTAATAAATTTACCGCTGATTTTGTTAATGCTGGTTCAAGTATGGGTAAAATTGAATTTTTTACAACTGTTCAGCAAAACACTCGTTATAAAATTGCAGTTGCATACAAGCAAAATGATTGTCAAATGTATATTAACGGGACAAATGCTGGTAGCGACACAACAACAGCAGCAATGCCTACTTGTTCAGAATTATATTTAAACGCTTTAGGAGGTGGATTTGTAGCCGCATACGATGCAAATAATATCAACGCAGCCGCCCTTTGGAAGACACGCCTAACAAATGACGAATTAGCATCGCTCACAACCCTATAAACTATGGAAAATATATACAAGCTAACTTATAGCGACAAAGCAACCGCACTCGCAGACCTTAAAGCCAAAGGCATACTTGTAGAGGTTGACGGCATTGACGGAGAGAAACACGAAGCCTACGGAAACGGAGTACAAGCTGTTGTAGAAATTGGCCTTATCATTTTAGAGCAAGGTACATACGACGAAGAAGGCAACGTAATAACCGAACCTATCTACGCTGATGGCTATCACTACGACGTTATGAGTTCCGAGCTTTACGACTTCGGGGCAAACTTAGTAGAACCTAAGAACCCAAAACACGCATTTGCTGGACACGCAGTTACCGAGGAGTTTCCTTATGAGCCAATCGTTTAGTAACCAAGGTACTTTATCAACGTCCGGGACTGTATTACATACAGGCCCTGAAAACAATATATCTGAGTTATACTCAATGAGATTTAATAATCCTGCTGCCTATACCTTAACTGTTTCTAAATATACAGCCTCCACGACTGTCACTACTCAAGTATATTCAATAAACCTTTCAGCAGGTGATACGGTGACAGATACATTTAAGTATCATTTAGATGAGGGAGACTATATCACAGCGACATCTAGCGTAGCAGGGACAACTTTTATAGTAGAAGGATCTGACTTACCTAATGTTAATGTGATAAGATGCAAGTAGTAGATGTAAATGGCAATATGTTTGGTTACGACCACCTAGAGATTATAGGTGCGGATGGTAGGCCAAAAACATTAGACAGCGGACTGACATCAGTCGGCCTTTCAATGCCATCTGCGTTCTCTGTATCCAACAGTCCTTTAACATCAAATGGTACTATAGGCGTTACGGGCGCAGGCACATCATCTGAATATATTGACGGCACTGGCGCATTAAGAACTTTTCCGTCATTAACAGGCTATGTCACAGCAGTCACCGCATCAGCCCCTCTAAGCTCATCAGGTGGAACTACACCTAACATATCAATACTTAGGGCCAACACAACAACTGACGGTTACTTAAGTGCTATTGACTGGAATACTTTCAATAACAAACAACCGGCAGGTAACTATATTACTACAAGTAGAACGCTTACCATTAATGGCACTACATATGATTTAAGTGCCAATCGTTCTTGGTCGGTAGGTACCGTAACGAGCGTTGCGATGACTGTTCCTACAGGGTTAACAGTTGCAGGTTCCCCAATAACAGGAGCAGGTACATTTGCATTAAGTCTTCAGTCAGGATACTCAATACCAACTACAGCTAATCAGTCTAACTGGACAACTGCATATAACCGATCTTTAACTGCATTTAGTATTAATTATGGTACATTTAGCACTAATCTTATATTAACAGAACAAGACTCAAGCACACTAAGTTTAAGCTTAATTGCAGGCGCTGCAGCGCAGGGGAAAATTGTATTCTTTAACGGTAGTAATTTAGCATATACCTCATTGAATGCTTCAGCACCTTTGAGTCTTGATCCTAATAACTTTACATTTTCAATCAGTCAGGCAAATACATCTACAAACGGGTTCTTGAGTTCAACTGATTGGAATACATTCAACAACAAGCAGAACGCAATTACACTTACTACTACAGGGTCAAGTGGAGCGGCTACTCTTATTGGCAGTACTTTAAATATACCAAACTACTCATCGGCATTAAGCGGATACGTTCCGACAAGCCGTCAGTTAACAATAAACGGTACTTCATACGACCTATCTGCTGACAGATCATGGTCAGTTGGTACAGTTACAAGTGTTGCTACTACAGGCCCAATTACAGGCGGCACTATTACGGGTAGTGGGACGATAGGCATCACACAAGCTACTACGTCTACAGATGGCTATCTAAGTT